CAGCCTCCTGTATAATTTACATCTCTATCAGGGTTCATCTCTTCATTAGTACCACTAGTATATTCAGGATATAAGTTAGAGTAGTTACAAATATAATCTAAGAACCTCTTAGTATAAAACTCAGCAGTATCTCTTGTTCTTTGTACAAGATAATCCATCTCGTCTTTAGAAGCTGTGTCAGAGTTCTCACTTCTGTGCTTAAATAAACCACCATTGTTTACTTGAAACATACTGTAAGGTATGTAAGTAGCCTGTGTGTACCAAATAAGCATAGGCTTTACGTAATCATCTAACAATGTCTTATAATCAGCATTAGCAACATCTGTTATAGTTCCAGCTATAATTAACTCCTGTAACTTTTTGTATAAACTTCCACCTAAATAATTCTGTATATGAATGTCCTGTGCAATCTCAATATATTGTACTATTTTGTCACTATCAACGTTTCCATCAATAATTGACTTCTTCTTTAAATCAGTAACACTTATAAATAACGCTTTTAAGCTCATATCTTTTCATTTATAGGGTTGTCGTTCATTTCTTCTCCTAAGTCTCTTAGGGACTCGCTATGTGCCTTACAAGGCATATACCAAGTTTTGTCACCCTCTATGTGTTCGTGATATCCTTCACAACCTTGCTCTAAAGCCTTAGCTTCTGCTTGCTCTATTGTTTCATAGACTTCTTTGCCATCTATCTGTTTTAGATTTTGGCTTAGCTTCTCTCCTGTCTCTTCTTCTCTCTTTACTTTAGTAGATATGTTATCTAGTTCAGTAAACTCAATAGGCTGTAAAGTAATAAAGTATAAATCTAAATAGATTCCGTTAAATTCTAGTATCTCATCTAAGCAAGAAATGATTTCTTCCTGAAATGGTCTAATAACAATGTTATCCATAAGGATAGATGCTGTTCTAAGCTCTTCTGCATTGTTACCAAAGCCTGTATTGTCTTTAATACCTAAAAGTATTGGAGATACAATCCCATGCCCTAACATTATCTTCTCTCTTGCTTCATCAGACATGAACTGATACTGTGCGTGTGCATCTGGCAAGTGAATAGGCTCTAAATCAGCCTTAGTCTCTTGTGACTCGTTAAATGCAATGATAAACTTACCTGCATTTGAACTTCCGCTGAACTTGTCGTATATCTTGTTCTCAATGGCAGACTGAGTTTCCTCTGGTGGCACACCATTGTTAAAGTTGATTAATAAAGATGGCTGTAAACCATTCTTTATGTTGTTTATGTGGTAATTTGATACCTCTTGCTCTAAATCACAGTATTGTAAACATCCGTTGTAATCAACAGGTGCATAGTAATAGAAACCGCTTCTATAAGGCTTTATAACGTATATCTCGTTAGTTTGACCTTTAGTTCCATTCTTGAATGTAGGAATCCTCTTAGGTCTGTCAGAAGGCTTTACATTAGCCCAATTTGGGTGATAGTAATAAGCATCTACTCCACCTTTTTTATTTGCTTTCTCAGCTCTCAATGTTTCCATAGGGAAGTGAGATACCTTAAGTATTCTAGTCTTTCTTTTATTGTAAGATATCTGAATAGCAGCTTGACCTAACATTTTGTAGTCATGTACTATTCTTTTTATTTGCTTCTTGTTAAGTAGCTTCTTCATCTCTAAGTACATCTCAGGCTTGTCCATTCGGTCAAGAGCCTCTAAGCCTCTTCCGTAAATCATATCAATAATACCATTGATACATCTTGAATTAGTAGGAGAGCCTAAGTAGTTGTCTATAAGATTCTGAAAGTAGTCATTGCTTTCGCCATAAGATACCCAATCCCTGTTGTATTCCTCTTTTACAACTGGAGTCTGGTATGCAGCTAAGTTTACTACTCTAATGTGTTTATTGTCTTCCATAGTATTATTATTATACAAATATGTATTCATAATCAGAGTTGTCCTGAACATAATCCGAAGTAGAAGCTAATGAAGTTCTAAACGTAACTATATCCCTGTAAACAGGTGAGGAATCTGATGAATTATAAATATTAACAGACAAAGTGCTATTGCTGTTTATCTCTGACTGAAAAGTAGAGTCAGTTATAGTCAAGTCCACATAAGCATTCTCAGCACCCACAACAATATTACCTGTTGCAACAGTGTGAACCTTCTTGGTTTCTTGATTTGTTATCTTAGCCGCTAAAGAAGTGAAACTTCTCCCAGTAATATTAACCCTAATTACAGGTAAGCTATTTATATCTGCTATTGTCATAGTATTATAACAACAAACATTGCTTTTCATTTTATTTAATAAAAAAGGGGCTTATGTTAAACATAGCCCCCTTAATATTAAACATATTAGTTATTACGGATTGATAACTGATGCATTTACATCAAAATCAAGTCCAGCTCCTACTATTGCAGATGATACAAAGTAAGCAGGTTCTTTTTCTTTTCCTTCGAAAGATAAGTTATACCCATTAAGGTCTCCCATTGCACCGCCAGTAGCAGTAGATACAGATACCTCTACTCCATTTTGAAGTCCAGCTAATCTAAAGTTACCATTGTAATCTTCGATTAGGATATGTGGTCTTCCGTAAGAAAGCAATTTAAGAGCTTTCTGAGTAGCAGCATCTTGTTTCTTTAATACGATAGCTCCAGTTTGAGTCCAAAAAGAAGTTCCGTTATCTCTTGAGTTTTCGTTAGTCTCCTCAAAAGTATTGTTGTCACCTCTAAGTTCAAACTTGTAAACAACTAGGTCAGTTGTTAATGAGGTTATTTGCTCGTCAGCATCTAGGTTAGATGTTGCATCAGCGTAAAGTCCATCAACGTAATTTCCAATGTAGATGTTTCTTAAGCCACCAACACTCTCTTTACACGCTTCTGTTCTTCCTGTTGTAATATCACAAGACATATTTTTATAGTTTTATAGTTAAACAAAAAAAGGGATGGGATAAGACACCCATCCCCTTTATATTAGATTAAACAGTTATTAAGCTGTGTAGTATACAATCTCAGAACCAAATCCGTACTGGATTCCTCCTGTGAAACGTGCAATTACACGAACATTTTGAGAACCATCAAGGTCAGCCATGTCTAATACTTTAACTTGGTTTAAGTCAGATAATACACCTGTACCGAAGTATAAGTTAGAAGACTGAGCAGCTACCATTTTGTTATCAGCAAGACCATTAGCCATAAATACAGATACACCATCGAAAGATAAAGCTCCGTTGTCATACCATTGTGTTCCTTTGTTGTCAGAACCATTAGCTCCTAATCCAGCAGCTCCAAATCCTCCTAATGCACGAACGTAAGCCTTCATAACATTTTTAGAAACGTATAATTTAAGGTCTTCTTTTCCGTAGATTCCAGAAGGAATTAAGTCTACAACGTCTCCCATTTTGTCAATTACATTAGCAGCAGTAATTGCAGCAGTTCCAGTTACATCAATTACAGATGCATCAGCAGCAAATAAAGTAGTGAATCCATCAAACTGTCCAGCAGTTCCATTAACTCCACTCCAGATAGTAGTTTCCATTTCTTCAGCTACTTTAGAAGCAACGTGTGCTACTAAGTAATCAGCAAAAGATGGAGGTAAGCTATCGAAAGCTGAATACCCCATAGAGATTGCATCCCAGTCAGAACGGAAATCGTCTTTACATAGTTGTAGGTTTACCTGAAAAGTCTCAGGTGTTAAAATTCTTTCAGCAAGAGTTACTGAAGAACTGTCTGTGAAATCACAAGTGTCATCAGCAATTAAAGTTCCTGTAGCCAATGATTTGATTACAGCTTTGAATTTAACGTTTGGTTTAACTGTTACACCACCATTTTCGATAGTGTTAGCAGATAATAATGCAGCAGAGATAAAACCTTGTAATTTCTCACCAGCATAAGTTGTAGTAATAGATGTTGTTGTTGCCATTTTTATTAAATAATTAATTATTAAACATTTTTGCGAATACTCTGTCTTTAGTTGTCATAGCTCTGTTACCACCGATAACAAACTTAGACTTGCTTTCAATACCAGATTCAGGTGAGTGAGAGATTTCCTCTACAACCTCGTCTGAACTTAGCTCAGCAGGTACTTCTTTCTTGTATTCTTCTTCTTTTCTCATAAGACCTTCGATGATACCCATAAATTCTTTTTTAAGGTCTTCTAAGTCTTGTTTAGATGCGTATTCCATAACAGGGGCTTCATCCTCTATTACTTCTTCCACAACTTGTTCGTCTTCTTCAGCTAATTCAGTAGTCTCTTCAACTACGTCTTCAGCCACTTCTTCTTGAGACTCTAATTCAACGTTCTCTACTACATCTTCAGCAGATAACTCTTCTTTTACCTCCTCTACAGGAGTTTCAGTTACCACTTCTTCAGTAGAAAGTAAAACATCTTTTAGCTTCCCTAAAATTTCTGTTGCTTTCATAAATTAAACATTTTTATATTAGTATAACAATTAAATTAACGTTTGTTTCGTTTTCAGACAGTTAAGCCTTTTTCTGTATAATAAACCACTCTGTACCATCCGACCACATTTGGATGCCTTCATACTCTTTATTTATTTCATAGTAGTTAGTATTTCCATCTATTGTTTGCCCAGAGGCTGGAGTTACATAAACTCTTGTATTAGTCGCAAATGTTGTGTCAGATAAAAACCTAACAATTCTATTAACGCTGTTTGTTGCGGTTGCATCTGGAAGAGTTAAAGTCATGTTTCCATTAACTCCAGACCAAGTTAGCTTTATAACTTCTGAATGATTATAAGTAGAGTTCCCTAAGTCAACATTATTCCCAGCGGATACTGTTAAGTTTGTAGGAACTAAGTAGTTTACAATTTCTTTTTGTACACTACTAAATGTCACTCTTTTAGTTTGACTACCACTAACAACTGCAAAATTATCTGTAAGTGCTAATTCTGTTGTTTCTGGTAATTGACTTATCTTTAAATTTGCCATTATAATATTATTTTATTGTTGTTTTCTTGAAGTATTAAATCTCCATTTTCTTGCATCAAATAATCCTCAGGAATGCCTGTTATGTTACCTATGCCTTGTTTCCAGTAGTCAGGTGCATTGCATCCTTTACAGCAGCTTATGCAATATGTGTTTTTGCATTTGCAATATGTAGCCCTACTCATTATCTATCTTTTTTAGTTTGCTAATAGCCCAGTTAACTCCAGCAGAACCACCCCAAGCATCCCACATAAGACCACCACACCCTTCAGAGTAAGGTACATCTTTATGTTGCTGATGTCTTTTGAATGATGCCATACGTGCAATAGTAGAGCGAGATAAAGCCTCTCCAGAAGCTAATTGATTAGCTCTAGTCCAACCAACAGCAGTTCCACAGCTACTTCCATTCTCTTTCTTCCATTTTAAAGCCCTTTTAGCGTTGTTCTTAGCTCCTTGTGGATAGTCACTATAGGTTTTAAGTTCAACGTCGTTAGAAACGCTTAAAATCTCTTGTATCTCGTATATCTTAGCTAAGTCCTCTGCTGATAGTTCTTCTTCTACACTTTCCTTTGGTGCATTTGATTTCTTATCACTAAAGAACCCCTCTATGCTAAAGCCTTTTACCTTCTCTGTCTTAACGAACTCTTCCCATACCTCATCGTTATTTACCTTAACAGAAACCATCCAAGTTCCTACAGGCATATTAAGATTGTATTTACGAGACTTGTCGTGTACTTCGTCTTCTATTATCCAAGATTCTACAACAGATAAACCACCTAACTCTACTTCGTGTTCTAATGTTGAGTTGTTTTGCTTACCCCTTGATAGAAAAAGCTGTGAGGCTTTTCTTACAGTATCCTCAGAGAAGTGTATGTAATACTCTTGGTCTTTGTTTTTTCTGTATATCTTCTTGTTAGGTATTAAAGCAGCACCCATAAGGATACGCTTCTCGTTATCTACCTCAGCAAGTTTAACTTCTTGCGATTTAAGAGCAATAAAATCTTCTTCTATAGCTGGGTTTTCAACGATAGAGATAGCTTCTATGCCACCCCACTCGTTTTCTTCATCTATAAATAATTCAAATATATCTAAGTCTTCCATAATGTTATAACAATTTATTTTGTTTTTGTTTCTAATCTCCTATTGTTGCACTTGACTGTATTACGTTATCTAACTGTTGTTGAGATGTCATTTGAGAACTTACAACGTATGCTTGTATTGGCTGGTCAAATTGACCACCGATACCCTGAGCTAATTGATTTACTCCTGTAGAGCCTACTAGGTTAAAGTCAAACTCTCTTGAACCACCTCCACCAGAAACTCCTCCACCTCCATTTCCTGAAGAACCACCTCCACCAAGACTCCTAGATGAAAGTGTAGTTGCTAGTATTGATGCTATAGACATACCTGCTGAGATATTATTTTTTGTTTTTGCTGTTGCACCTTGAGCTAATATTGAAGCCCCTGATGCAATAGCCGCCTTACCAGCCGTAATAGCTAACTGTCCTAATGGGTTTCCTGTTGCTAACATAGTAGTACCCTTTGCGACTGCAAGAGTACCTGTAGTATTAGCCTCAGTGGCATCAGCAGTTGCTTTTTGCATTATTGCAGCATTAGATTCATTATTTTTTATAACTACATTTGCAATCGCAGCTCCTTTCTGAACTAATAAAGCAGCAAGTGCCATATCTTTGTTCTTTCCTGATATTCTAGCTAGTATGTTTCCAATACTAGCAACATAGTTAGCATACTCCATTTGAGCATTTTTCTTTTGCTCAATAATCATTAATTCATGGTCAAGGTCTGAGTTCCTTAAGTCAATCATTAGATTGTTTATGGTATTCTTTCTTTCAATAACCTTCATACTACCTTCACCATTTGCCATATCAGCCAATAGCATTTTCTCATTGTGAGCTATTTCTTCTTCTAATAGTTCTCTATTTTTTTCTGATTGAATAACCTTTTGTTCATCAGATAAGAAAGCCCTAGATTTATTTAGTTTTCTTTGATACTGAAGATTTAGGTTTATAGACTTATCATATCCTTCTATTAAAACATCAATATCCTGACCAAATATAGGGTCTATAGGTAGTATTTTTTCTTCTTTTCCTTTTCCAGTAGTCTTTTTAGTCTTAATGACTACTGTTTTATCTATAATTTCTTGGTTTTGTTTATTTAATTCGTTTATTACTTTCTGAAAGCCTATTGTTTTTTTTAGGTTAACAAACTCAACATCTTGAAGTTTCATGTTTCTCATTGCTAGGCTTATGTTGCCTTCACTGAAATCCTTCTCTATTTCTTTCTGTTGACTTATTGACTTTGATACTCTAGCTCTTTCTTCTTCTAACTTAAGAGTTTGTTCTTGTATAGCTATAAGATTAACTGCTATTAGAACCCTGTCACTTTGCATTATGTTTTGGTCTTTAAGCAACTTAGAGTCCTTAAACCCTATTTTAGCAAATCTATCTGATAATTCAGTAAGAGCAGCTTCCTTATCAAGATAATCCCCAGTTAAATCAGATAAAAGTGATTTATACTCGTTTATTATTTGTGGGTCATTTAGGAAGTTTATAACATCTTGAATCTGCATTTTTCTCAAAGCAATGTTCTGCTTTAATTCTTCATTTTGTTTTTCTATGCTTTCAGTAAGTTTGTCAGTGTCTGTTTTTGCGTCATTAGATGACATACTCCACTTCTCTAAAAGAGCAATACCTGTTTGAAATAAAAGTAAAAGACCTAAAGGACCCATTAGAGTTTTTCCAATATGAGCTAAACCTGCTCCAAAACCTCCAGCAGACTTAGCAGTAAACATCATGTTAGTCGCTAATTGTGACAAGTTATTCGCAACACCTCGTATTCCGTAGTTAGAATCAGATATAACCCTACCCATCTCTAAAACAGAAGCAGTAGCTCCACCAGAAGCATTTTTTACTTGGTTTAGTTTAGTTGAAACATTTGTAGATGATTGCTCTAATGTTGAAGATGATTGAGATAGTCTTGATTTTGAGCTAGCTAATTTATCGTATTCAACAGCTAATTGCTTTGCTTTTACCTTGTTCTTGGTAAACCTCATGTCCAGCTTCTCTATTTGAGATTCAAGACCTTTTATGTTGGACTTAGCTCTAGCTATTTCAAGCTCTATTTTTAATCTTATTGTTTTTTCTGAGTCTGCCATTATCTTCGTTTTATTGTTTCTCTAAGTTGTTTCCAGTTTATAGGTGATTGGTATTTACCTTTTGCTATTTTTATATCTTCATCATCAACATACCAGTCATTTGATGCTAATACTTCTATTATTTGTTTAAGGGGTATCATATTAAAGAGTTGTTACTGTTAGTATATTACTAAAATCAGATTCTAATCCATTAGGATAAATTGACTTGACTTTTATAGCGTAAGTATTACCAGATGATAATCCAGATATTATAGGTGCATTGTTGTCTACTGTATCATAAAGAGAATTGTCAACGTACACCCCATAAGAAACTGATTGACTTCCTGCATTTTCATCAAATATCTGTATCTGAATCATTGTAGGTGTAGTTCCAAATAATTGTATAACCGCAGCTTCTGGTGAAGAAGCAGAGTATACATTGTCATTTATTAATTCTAAGTCAGCAGCACCAGTGTTTACGTTTAACTTAATCTTGTTTATCTTGAACTTTCTGTTGTTAATAACCAAAGTGTCATTAGGTTCTATGTTTAATACAACACTTACAGGTAAATTAGCATTCATTTTTAGTGTTCTACCTTGAACATCGTATATTGAACCTACATATTTACTGTAAAAAGTAGAATATAAACTTTGATTGTTAAGTCCATTTTCATTAGGTTCAAAAACATACCATTCATCATTTTCACTACCAAAATTTATAGATTGACCTTTATTTATTAATGAATTAGAAGGTCTTATGTAGTTGCTAATAGCACTGTAATTTGCAGGGTTTACTATATCTCCATTCTCATCATAGACACTTGAATCAAAAAGAAATGAAGTTGTAGAGTTTCCAGAACCATCTGTAAACGATATATCTTCTCTTATAGGGTAGAATATAAGTGGCTTAGTTAACACAGGATTCTGACTTTCATTTACGAGCCAACCCCATTGTGCATCAGTGGCAAATAATTCATCTACTTGGTCTGACATTCTTTCATACATCACCTTTTCAAACTTAGGTTTTATATCGTACTTACCTCCATCAAACGCTAAAAGAGAATCACCTGTGCTATTGAATACTTCATTCCCAAACTCATCATTACTTAATTGATTTGCATTTATTATGGAGAATGTAGATGCCTTTTCGAACTCGAAGTTTATCTCAGAAAACAAGTTATTCCTATCTACTTGAGTTTTCTCTGTATCAACGTAAGGTGTTATATCTATTTCATTTCCATTTTGAAAGAAGCTATCAACTGTTCTAACTCTTATTTGACCTGCAAACTCATTTTGAGCATTATCAGGAACAAAGTAAGCTGTTAAGTTAAATGTCTTAAATAATGAACTCAAGAAGTCCATAGTTTTAATCTTAGGCATTTGAGTATTCAATACAACACCACCACCTAAAGGAACTGGATTTCCGCTTTCATAAGTATAACTTGAGGTACTAATCAAGGTGTCAGCATTTGTTCCTCCACTAATTATTCTATACTCAAAAACAACATTAGTTATTGTAAAACTTGCAATACCAGCAAGTGTACTTATTGTTATTTCTGGCTCAATAATCTTTATTATATTGGAAGTGAAAAACTCTGGGTCAGGTTTTACTTCGAACTCAAAATTCGTAGCCACACTTCCATCTATGTTTTGCTCTTCAAATATTGTTTCTAGTTCAAAGTTTTGATAAAGCCAACCATTAGTGTTCTCTTGTGGATTAAAAACATCTTTTACAGACAAGTCATAATTACCTGTAGCTCCAGCACTAGGTGTAACTGTGAAAGAAATCTTAAAATAACTATTAGTTATATTATAAGCCTGTCGATATACCGAAAGCTGATTATTTGTCATGCTGAAGTAGTCACTAGTATAATGAGGCTCTCCCACAGCCGAAAACAACCCTCTTAGGTCTTCTCCACTTGTGTAAGCAAAGTTACCTAGCTTTATCTTTTTATCAGTAATATCAAGCTGATTTCCTATACTTCCACTTTCTCTATGCAAAAGCATAAATAAATCATAAAAAGGAGCGTTTGTAGTTGTAAAGAAATCATTACTAAACTGTATGTTATATTTTTGTTCGATAAACTTTATAATCCAATATAATCTTATAGCTGGTTTTAAATCCTTATAGTAAATGCCTTTTTTAGTTCCTGTATTTCCTGAATCATCCCATATGTTTCTACTATCTACCCTGTCCTTTGGACTAGTTCCGTTTCCGCTATCATAAAAGTAAAAAGACTCGGAGCTTATAAAAGGAAAGCATAAGTCAAAATTACCAGCTACAGTAGGAGATATTAAAGACCCAGTACTTTGGTCATATTCCTTTCCATCTACGAGTGATTCTTTTACAAATGTATCTGAGTAAGTAAAGTTAAAATTATCTAGTAAACTTCCAGATAAGTCACCTAGCTCATCGTCTCCTATTAAATCCTTTAAACTAACTGTCTTTCCGTAAAAAACAACTTTGTAACTATAAGGCACACCTTTCTTCAAAGTAGACCCCATAAGTGTTAATTTACCCTCCCTGTAGTCAGAGCCACTTATCTTTATAATAGCATCTACTTTTATCCTAGCATCAAAAGAGTCTAGTAAGTCAAAGTTATAATAGTGTCTTAGTATCTTGTTATTAGCTCTTGAAGCTGGTATAGTAAATTCTTGAGAGTAATCAGTAAAAACCTTCCCTATATCTTTTATGTCCTTTATAGAGTTAGTTATATTTATATCCTCAAAGTCAAATAAATCAGCTTTTTGATTCTGTATGTATAGTTCTACGTTTCTACGCATTAGTTTATAGTGTTAATTTTATCGTAAGCAAAATCTAATTCTAATTGGTAGCTTATTAACTTGTCCATCAAGTTAGTTTTAAACTTCTTATTACTATCACTTATGTTTACAGGAAGTGTTTGGTTTTTGTACTCAATCCAGCAATCCTCACTTAATAGAAGCTGTCTAAACACATCATTGTAGGATTCTGGGTAAAACCCACTGTTAATAGTTAACTTCTCTCTACCGCCTTTAAACAAGTTCTTATATTGGTGGTCACTTACACTATAACTAAGACCAGACATAGTATTTCTTCTAAAGTCTTCTTTGGTTGTCTCTATAGATAGTGAACTAGCTTTAAAGAACCACACATCCTGTAAAGCACCAAACTTATTTATAAAAGTAAGTTTGTAAGGCTCGTATTTACACTCATCAATATTCTCTACAGTTACTATAGAAACACCATCTGTTCCTGCTACATAAATAGTATCTACTGGTAAAAGTTCAAAGTCACCTTCAAACTCAGACAAGCAAGTACTGTTTTCAAATAAGCCACCATCCACTATAACCCTATTCTCAAAGCTGTCTGCTCCATTTGAACCATTCGTTAGATATTCTATCTGTAGTCCACTATTTGCAATCGGAAATAGTGATTTACTGTAAACCTGTTCTCCTTGACTAAAGTATGTTACACTTTGAGTTATAGACCTGTCTACGGGTATTATAACTGGAGAATCAGCTAACTTTAGTATCTTATTGTTTGATTGTAAGTAAGAGTTGTTTAGTTCTGGGTTAATTCCTTCTTCAAAGTACCCATAACCATAAAAAGCTCTAGTAAATTGATAATCTATTGAAACAGGTATGGCGTTGTAATAACTAACAACCTGAATATCTACAAATGGGTTTTGGCTGAAATAATAACCACTAAAACTTGTAGAAACATAGTCTTTTATTAGTTCAGATATATTAAATAATACTTCAGAATTAGAAGCAATACTAGATAACTGATAAGTCCAATTCACAGCAGCACCCCAGTTTGATTGATTTCCTTGATATATCTTTAGCTTTATTAATGCAGATGTTAGAGTTCCTAGTGAAGAATTTTCTTGAACTCTATACCAATGAGGGCTTCTTGCATTTATTTTAGGATATGTTACAATAGCACCATTAGTATCCGTAGTTGATGTAGATGTTACTGTTCCTGTTGTTGCGAAGGTTGCAGAGGTTACTGATGAATCGTAAAATGTTAGTGTAACAACATTAGATGATTGAGATATGTCTAGTTGACCACCTAACTGTTCACCAAAAGATATGTTATCAGATATTAAAGCAGTGTTATAAGATATAGCTGTTCCTTCTCCAGTAGTTCCTGTAGGTACAGGTTCTGGTATCTGATTAGCAAAACCTCTCACCTTTTGCACACTAGCTACGTATGACTTACCTGTGTTGGTAGTTATTGTCATCGTATCTGTAACTGCTGCTTGTCCTGTAAATGTTATTATAAGCCTTGTAAATGCCATT